GATCCTGGAATTACAAAAACAGAGTAAAGATAGAAAAACTTTCTGACCTTTGTTATGTGGCAGAAATAGATTTAAATAACAAATCTATTGGAGCTGTAATACAAAAAGAATGGAATATTAAAGTTGTCCCTACTATTATTATTCTTAAAAAAGGTAAAGAAGTTGAAAGATATGAGCCAGGTATAAGTATGAGATTTGATGAACAAGAGGTATTTAATAAGATTAAGAAGGAGATAAAGTAATGCCTGGATTAAAAGGAAAACAAGCAAACATAGATGTAGCAAGACCATTTGGTAGAATTACTGCAGCAGATTTTAAGCTTTTAAATAAAATGAAACAAAAAAATGGTAAGGGTGCTACTAAACCTGCTGCTAAAAATAAAAAGTAATGCCTAGAAAAAAAAGAGACCCTAAAGTAGGGACTGGGAAAAAACCTAAAGGTAGTGGCAGAAGATTATATACTGACGAAAATCCAAAAGATACAGTAAGAATTAGATTTGCAACACCTAAAGATGCTAGAGCAACGGTAGCTAGAGTAAAAAAAATAAGAAAACCTTTTGCAAGAAAAATACAAATACTTACCGTAGGAGAACAAAGAGCAAAAGTTATGGGTAAAAGAACGGTAGTAAGCATTTTTAAAAAAGGTAAAGAAAGTATTAGGAGACAAAATGCCCGCAAAAAGAAAAAGTAAAAAAGACCCAAGACTAGCTAGAGCTGGAGTTTCAGGTTACAACAAACCTAAAAGAACACCTAATCATCCAAAAAAATCTCATATAGTTGTAGCCAAAGAAGGTGATAAAATCAAAACTATAAGGTTTGGACAACAAGGAGCTAAAACTGCAGGTAAACCTAAAAAAGGTGAGTCAAGAAGAATTAAAATGAAACGTAAAAGTTTCAAAGCACGACATAGAAGAAACATAGCCAAGGGTAAGATGAGTGCTGCTTACTGGGCTAATAAAGTGAAATGGTAGGAGGACAATTATGAACTGTGATTGTTTATGTGGAACATGCCTAAACTAAATGTAGTTGCAGGCATTATTGATAAAGTAGCTGGTCATGTTGACAAGTTTACTTTAGATAAAGAAGAAAAAGCAAACTTAATTATGGAAATTAATAAGGCTCAAATAGAGGTAAACAAAGTAGAGGCTGGCTCTGATAGTTTATTCAAAAGTGGATGGAGACCTTCAGTAGGCTGGATTTGTTCCTTTGCACTATGCTATCATTTTGTAATGCAACCAATGTTAGCATTTATATTAAGTGCTTTTGGTCACAATATAATATTGCCAGAATTTGATATGACAACTTTAACTACAATTTTAATGGGACTCTTAGGTCTTGGAGGAATGCGTAGTTTTGAAAAGGTAAAGAAAAGTGCCTAAACAAATGTTTACATTAAATGACTTTAGTGGAGGACTAAATACTAAGTCCTCTCCTAGGGATATTTTGCCCAATCAAGTTCAATTAGCAGATAATTGTATACTATCTAACCCAGGATTGATAGAATCTCAATCAGATAATTTAAACAGGTCTCATACTAGTAATACTATAACTAGAGTTAGTACAAATGCTCAAGGAACTGGTGCTTTCTTTTTTAACCATGAGTTTGATATATCCGATGGCACAGGAGCAGTTTCACAGACAGCTACAGAGATTATAGCATATCCAGACAATACTGCTTTAAAATTTTTAAGAAGAGATTATAGAGGTGGTCGTACTGACTTAACAGCTTTTTCAGACGTAAATGATACTAATTTTAATCCAACAGATAATAATTCAATAGCTAGTGTTTCTGATGGTGTTTTTGAACCAATATATTACTATGTTGATGGAGTGTTATATGTAGCAGATAGAAAGAGAGTAGATACTTCTGGTAGTTTTACACAAAAATCTATACAACTTATAGAGGGTAAACCAAGATTTAATGATGCAATAGATTCTGCATGGATTAGAGGAGACGCTGCACCTGCTTCTACTACAGATGATATTTTTGAAGCTATAGAAGATGAAACTACAGTAAGTTTAAGTAATCCTGATACAGCTGGTGAATTTAGATTAGGTTTTAATTCATCTCCTGTGCAAACAAATTTAAGTAATATACAACAAAGTAGTCAGAATATAATCGTAACTGCTAACCCAGCAGATTCTGCAGATGATTCTGTAAAAACAGATAGCTTTAGCTTTTTTGTAACAATGGCAGCTAGCGCTGCTGATATAGGTAGTAATAGTGATATACAAGCAGATGACGTTATTTATCTAGGTAGCGAAGCTATGAAAATTATTTCTAATACAGATACAACAAATGGCAATATACAAAAACTAACTGTTATCAGAGGATTTGGAGATACAACTATAACTGAACATGCTAGCGGAACTATATTGCAAAAATCTAGTGACAATACTATACCAGCTGGTGGATTTCCTGAAGGTATATATGAGTTTTCTTATACATTAGTAGATTATAGCGGAGATGAAACTTTACCACACACACCAGAGTCAACCACTGCAGTGATAGGAGTTGGTCAGTTTTTTCAAAACGTAGATGTTAAAATGAATATATCATCTGCATTTAGACCAAAAGAAAAAGGTTTTAGAATATATACAAGAATTAAAGACTCTGGAGATAGATTTACTTTATTTTTAGATTGCGATTATGAAAGAGGAGCTAGACCTAATTTGTTTGAAGATTTTACTGCATGGACAAATACAGGAACTTATGGCTCTTCAGGTAATGAATCTCTATCATCACAAATAGATATTATTAATCCTGCACTAGATACTTATGAAAGTATTAATGGATATTCTCAAGAAGAGCAAAGCATTAGCTTAGGTTCAAAAGGAGGATATAAGGCAGCTACAGTATGTGCTAGAAGAGCTTGGATATCTAATGTAAGAAAAGACGATGTAGTATATGACGATAGAATATATTATTCTCCAGTCAACAAATTTGCAACGTTTCCAGATTCATACTTTTTAGATTTAGGTATAAACGATGGTGACTCTTTCTCTGCATTACATAGTCTTGGAAATAGATTATTAGCTTTTAAGCAAAAAAAATTATATGTTATAAATGTATCATCTTCTTCAGATGCAGGTTGGTATCTAGAAGCTGAGTACGATGGAGTTGGTTGTTCTGACCAAGAACAAGTTGCTAAAACTCCTTTTGGTGTTTGTTGGGTAAATGCAGCTGGTGTCTTTATATTTGATGGAACAAGTCCACCGAGAGAACTTTCTATAAACTTAAGTAGCCTTGAAATTACTAATTATGCAGCAGTAGGATATAACAATGCAGAAAAACAATTATATGTTTGTAACAATACTAGAGCTACTAATGATTTTGATATATATGATTTTACAACGAAAGCTTGGTCAGTTTCTAAAGTAATGTCAAATGGGATGTCAAACTTTTTTGAAAGTTCTAGTGGTTTGTTTTATATAGAATATGCTTCCTCAGGAGATAATAAAACTGTTCAACAAGTTCGTAATACTAACGGAAACTTACAAATAGATTTAAAAACAAAAGATATAGATTTTGGTACTCCGGGTAAAGTAAAGAAAGTTTATAAAGTATATATTACAGCAAAAGATGATGGAGGTGCTGGTTCTGCAGGTAACACTTTAACATTAAAATATGCACTAGACGGCAATACAACGTTTGGTAATGGAACAACAGCTACACCAAATTCAAGTAATTTTACAACTTTAGTTTATACATTAAATGTAGATTGTGAATCAATTGCTCTTGAACTTACAGATGAAACTAGTGAAAGAATTACAATAAACGATATCACAATAGAATACAGAGAAAAATTTAAGAGAGCTTCATAATGCCAGGGTCAGGAAAGCACAATGTAGGAAACATTGACTCTTTCTTTAAGGTTAGACCATCCAGGTTGAACGTAAGAGAAGGAGAAGTAATATCATTTCTAGAAGATGGAAACTTAGTTAAACAAGAAAAAAGAAATGGTGTTATATATCAAAGCGTTTTTGTAGAGCAAGGCAAAAAAGAAAAAGAAGCAACAACTCAAAATCAAACATCCTCAACAACAATATCTGGTGTAATTAGCAGTGTTTCTGCTGGCACAGGTTTATCAGGTGGTGGAACTTCTGGAGCTGTAACTTTAAATATTGATTCTACAGTAACAACACTTACAGGCACACAGACTTTAACGAATAAAACTTTAGCAAGTCCAATCTTTACAGGAGATATAGATTTTACTGATGCTAATACACCAAGATTTTCTGTAACAGATGATACAGGAAGTAATACACCTGTTACTACAATTATTCAAAGTGCAAATAGTTTAGGGTCAATAGGAACTACGACTTCAAGTAATTTTGAAATTATTAGCCACAATCAGGCAAGAATGAAATTTGTAAGTAATAGAGCTGAATTTAATACAAATGCTGCTGATTATGATTTTTTGGTTTTTGATGATGGTTTTAATCCACTAATATATGGAGATGCTGGAAATTCAAGAGTAGGTATTTTAGATGAGACACCAAGTTATACTTTAGATGTTAATGGAACTGGTAGATTTACTGGAGCAGTACAATTAGACAATAACTTAACTGTTACTGGAGATTTACAAGTCAATGGTACAACAACTACAGTCAATCAAACCAATTTAGATGTATCAGATAATATTATAGGATTAAATCGTGGAGTATCTAATAATACAAATGATTCAGGATTAATTATAGAAAGAGGTAGTGCTGGAAATAATGCAGCAATTATATGGGACGAATCTGAAGATAAATTTACTTTAGGTACAACCACTGCAACACCAAGTGATACAGGTAATTTAACTATAGCTGCTGGAACATTGGTAGCAAACTTAGAAGGTAATGTAACTGGTAGTCT